ATTTTTGCCTTACTATTCGACATGCTAACCATTGCTAGTGCGAGTCCTGTACCGGTCACAGCAAGAGCTCCCAAGGCTGCTGCGCCAATACCAGTCATTGCTATACCGCTAATCGCAGTCGCAGCTGTGGCGACTCCTACGCCAATACCTGCGATAGCCGGTCCGATAGCTGCTATTCCAGCCATGAATCCTCCACCAACAGCGAAGAGTGGCGCAATCACCAAGATACCAGAGATAGCCAACGCTGCGGTTCCAAGAGCCTCTTTTGTTTCTTTGCTCATATTTTGGAATGCCTTTGTTAGATAATCGGCGATCTCTCCAAGTTTCTCTAGGGCAGGTTGTACCATAACAATCAATTCTGTTGCGAGGTTTTGAAACTTTTTCATTGTTGGAACAGTGGCTTGTACTGCGTCGTCAAACTTTTGTTGCGCCTCGGCGTTGTTTGCTAACTCTCTAGAGTTTGCTTCGTAATCCGCCAAAGACATTGAAAATATTCTATTTGCCTCATTCATGTCTGTGATACCTGCCGCAGCAGCAATTGATTTTTGAGTGAACCTGTCCATTTCTCCAAATGCTATACCTTGTGCTTGAACGGATTCTACAAGAGTTTTCATTCTCTCATCTTCCGTCATCATCAACATTTGAGTTGTAGACAATTGAGTACCAAGTAGTGCGTTGAAGTGTGCTGCGCCTTCTGCAGCTCCGGAGAATGTGTCAAACTTTTGAACGATCCCGAGCAAAGTTCCAACTTCAACCCCTGCGGCCTTAGCTTGAGCAGCCAAGCCTTTGAATACTTTGATCGAACCCTTTCCATATACAGCAAGCGTCTTTGATGCTGCGTTGAAGTCTTTAACGATCTTATCTGCACCAATACCCAGTTGAACACCAGCCATTGCTAGTTCTGTTTGAGTTTCGATTGCTTCAGTCGCACCCATGCCCATTATTTTAAATGCGTTCTCCATGAACTCTGCTGTATCTGAGGCACTAACTCCAAGTTGTTCCATTTGTGAAGTGGAAATTGCTAAGTCTGTCTGAGTCTGCTTTGATAGCTTGGCGAATTGAGATGTCCCCGCATTTAAGGCAATGATCGCATTTGCTGCGCCATCCATCGAAACGCCAAGCAGGTTTCCTGCTCTCTGTGTGTCGTAGAGTACATCGTTAAATTTACCGACAGTTCCAGTTTTTGCTGCTAATGTCGCAAGACCAGCGTCAAATGCGTTTAAAACTTTCATTGATTCGGAGAAGATTTTGCTTCCGATGTTCATTGCGATATTTTGTAGTGAAAACATTGTCTTGAATTTAGCTTTAAAATCATCCAATGCAGCAAGTCCATCAGCCGAGGTGTCTTGAAACAATCTAAAAGTGCTTTCCATTTTTCCTACAAAGCTGTTGCTAAACTTGTCGGTAAGGCCAACAAGGCTGCCCATACCATCAACAAGATCTGATACACTCCTCTTGTGTTCTTCTGATAAATCATTAATCCTTGCTTGCGATACGGAGACTTCGTTATATTTTTCGATTAGAGTATCAAAATCAGCACCGAACTGACCAGTCAGAGAATTAATCTCTTTCCCTGCCTTTATTCTTTCTTTGAGGTTGGCCAGTGCTGTCTTACCGTCAGCTTGTTTAATTTCACCCAACTTCTGTTGTTGAGCCAACAATAACAACTCAGCACTTATCATCTTTGCTTCTTGCTCTCTAGCAGCAGTATGGTCCTGCATTGCTTTGGCGGACTGCATTAGAAGTTTAGCTCTAGACTTTTCTAGTTCAAGCGCCATCTCACTCGCCTCAGTATCGATACCTGACGATGCCCCGCCTTTGGAACCCCATGCTTTTTTGGCTTCTTTGGTGAGATCTTTATCATCGGAAATTCCTTTGATAATCGCCATCAGCTGTTCTTTTGTGTATGTCGCCATGTGTTGTCCCTCGTTATTCCCTAATTAGCTTCGAAAAACAAAAACCCAAAGGACGTTACCGTCTCTTTTGGGCTTTCTTTATTTCCTTGGCTTCTTCTTCGAACTGTTTTTTCATTCTTTCAACAAACCAACTCCTCAAACCGATTGGAAGATTGTATGCTTCGGTCAATGACCAGCCTCCAAAGTGTTTCAAAATGAAGAACTGTTCATAGACTCCTTCCATGAACTTAGATGTTAGGCCAAAAAAAGTCCGTTCCAAAAGGAACGTCGACCTCCTGCTCGTTAGAGCAACTCTTGCAAGTAAGAGTCTGTGCGATTCTGACGCTTGTAGTACAACTTCTCAAGCATTTCTTAAAATGTGTAGCATCGGATACGATCATGTTGTCAACGTAAGAGTGGATCACTTCTTCTTCTATGAAGTTCTCAACTGACTTGATCATCTTCTTGTATTGTTCCACTGCGCCATATTCAACTGTTTTACCTTGAATGGCCATTTCCATGATTCTATTTTCGTCTTCGCCATTTGCGAGCCTAAACTTAACCGTGAACTTTGTGCCGGGCATTGTTGTTTGATACAAACCATCACCAGCATACTGAACAATGTTCATTCCTTCTTCGTCAAGACCACCTTCGATCTTAGGTGACATTAAGTCAAACGTCATCATGTTTTTGATCGCACACTTAGGACAGTTCACTACGGCGTCATAATTCGCCCCGTAAGCCGTCGCACGAGCTTTGATGAGTATTGCGTTGCGATCACACACAAGAAGACTTAGAGGGTCAATCTCGGTGTCTACAATGATGTTTTGAAGTACTCTCTCTAGTGCGATCCCTTTTCTTATAAGAGATTGGTTTGAAAGCGTGTCTTCATCTTTTGCGGTCATGAATTTAATCTCAACAAAGTCAATCCCGTTTAGAGGATGGTCTTCTGGATATCCCTGACCTTTTGATGGAAGGTCAACGACCTCCGTTGGAGCCACAAAATTTAATGGACTCATTGGTGGAGCATCTGAGTGCTCTGGTTTATTGTCTGATCCCAGACGGTTGGAATTTCTTCCCATTATACCTCCAATTATTCAAAAGTGGCGTAGTCGTAGGCCACTTCTATTGTTATTTCTGTTATGTCATCACTTCCATAGTCAAGTCTCGAGAAAGACAGCGAAGTCATGAAAGCTCCTTTGACTGTCCATGATTCAACTGGTTCTCCATCGGCATCCAATTGTTGAATTGAGAGTCCTTCAATGAATCCTTTGTTAGCTTTTGCCAACCCTTCCATGGGATCCTCGCTACTAGGGTCTACATATCCTAATTCTCTCAACTCGTCCACTAGTAGGTTGATAATATCTCCTACGTCTGCTACAATTAATGAGATGGGTTTCCATGTAGCAATACCGGGATATTTGAATTTGTGATTGATAAGTTGATATTCACTGTTAGAAATCTCGAAAGATGGCTTATCAACCGACTTAGCCCACCACCAAGTTGTCTGATCGCCATCTAACAATTTAAATCTAAAGTTTCTTTTAGGTTCAAGACTTGCTTCCGTCCAAAAGGTCATGTATAGCCTCTATTAGTTGTTAGTCGTGAATTGTGAAGCGCTTCCGTCGCCGTGAGCACATTCAGCCCAGTCATATCGCCAAGTCATATCGATTGTTCTCAAGTCATCGTTGTCATAAGATAAGTCAGAAAACGAAACTCCTTTCAACCAAGCATTCTGCAAGGTCCATTCTTCAATCATGTTACCTTCTGAATTTAAAATTGTAACGATAACGGATTTGGTAGCAATATTTACAGAATTCTTTTTGGACATTGTAGTCAATGCTCCAGCTACATTAAGATCGTTAGCGGTCTTAATTTTGAAACCGGCCTTTAAGACGATATCATTGGTTAATTGAGCTGCATTTGGTGAAACGGGGTCCACTAGAGACATGCTGCAATCAGTCCAAGTCAAGCGACCAGGAAAGTAATACTTGTTGTCCATGAAGTCGTGAGTTGCTTCCGCGATATCGTAAGATGGGGTCTTGAAGTTCTTCGCCCACCAGATAACAGAGTTGTCCCCAAAACCAGTGATCTCCACTTTAAATCTAAAATTTCTTTTAGGCTCTATCGATGCTTCTGTCCAAAATGACATAATGTAATTCTCCTATTTATTAATAATTAGTGTTGATTAAAATTCTACGCCACTTTGAGTGATAACAAAG